TTCACCACCAGCACCATTTTCAAATGAAATTATATCAGAGGCAGGGAATCTTATCTTTGTATTTGTATCTCCAGTATGAACAATCGTGTCAGGAATAGATACATCACCTGTAAAAGTTCCTGTGGTTCCTGATACTGCACTACTGAAAGTTCCTGTAGTTCCTGATACAGCTCCACTAAATGTTCCTGTGGTTCCTGATACAGCACCAAGAGAAGTAACTGTGTTTGCAGTCAGGGTAGTTACAATTCCTGTTGTAACGGTTAGAGTTGTAACAATACCTGTGACTATTTTTGTCGCACCTGTGCTATCTATTCTTAATCTTTCTGTGCCGTTATTTGTATGAATCGTCAACAAGTCATCACTACCGCTTCCAGTGGTGATACTATTAATGCCAGATATACTTTTTGGATTTACTACAGTCATTTGGGTTCACTTTCCCCCTATTGTTTTACTATTTAGACTACAACGTAGTTGCCGTCAACGGTCAAAGTTCCAGCGATTGATACTGGGCCTGCCATCATACCTCGGAAGTTAGTTCCGATGTAATGAGCTCCTGTGAGTTCATTATCATGTATAACCATTCCGTTACCTATGTATAAACCTTTGAATGAATTACCGATTCCTGTGAGATCATTATCATCAACAGTTGCAGTGTTGATACCAACAGATGTATTTGTAGATATACCAGCAGTTTCTGTAATAAACTTACCAGCAGATACTCCAGTTAGAAATCGTCCATCACCACGAATACTCGTAGCACTGACGATACCTGTCATTATAATGGTTCCAATACCACTATACTCACCAAAGGAACTATTTAATTTTGTAGAATCAACTGTCCCATCAGCAGGCGTGCCGATACTTACCGCTGAACCTAACGCAATAATGAAGATGTTTGCGTCTGATGTTGGCGGATTTGAAAAAGTTATTTGATCATTGACTACCGTAAATGCTGATACTGCTTCCTGTATAACACCACCCAACGACACTAATAAAGTGTTCGCAGAGCCAGGTGTGTATGCACTACCACCTGATGTTAAATTAAATGTCGTCTTCGTACCATCAAACTGTGACTGTAAATCATCCAGTTTAATGTAATTACCCTGTACTAACGCTCTTCCGATGTATGCCATTCGGGTTCACTCTCCCCCTTTTTTTAGTATTTATGAAAAGACTTAGTTGTCAATTATCCTTCTAGTGCAGCAACTTTTGTTTCCAATGTTTCAATTTTAGCAATAGCTTCCTGTAATGCAGCAACTATTAATGGTGACATACCACCAAGATCAATTTCTTGATACTCTGGGTTGCCTTCAGAATCAACTTCATCTTTTTCTCCTGTAACGACTTGTGGCATTATCTCCTTTACTTCATGGGCTAAAAATCCCATAACATTATTGTTGTCTGTTTCTTTAATCCAATCAAAAAGAATTGGATTTAAGTTTTTTAGTTTTGTAATACCATCAGATATTGATGTAACATTTTTTTTCAAGCGATAATCCGAACTTCCTCCATAAACCATAACAGAACCATTGAAGGTGATTGTTCCTCTAGTATTACCACCTGACCCTGCGGCAAAACGCATGAGCCTGTCAGAATAACTGTCAGAAGAGTTTGAAGCAAAAAATGGAATACCTTCATTATGTGAAACTGCTGCAGCTATACCAACCGTATTACTAGCACTACCACCCTGCACTCCTAAATATTCTGTTCCAACAACAGGTCTTGCTGTAGCATTTATACAAACAGCACCATCACTTAAAATACGCATACGTTCTGAGCCATTAACATCAAAACGCATTGGTGCAGATTCTACTTGATTAAAATATGCAGTTCCATCAGAAAGTGCTGCAATTTGTAAACCGTTATCATCACCTTGTCCAGTAGCAGCATTAGTTAACTGTAATGATGAGGTTGAAGAATTAGTATTATGAATTTTTAATTGTCTTCCACTTGTACTTGAAATATATACATCAGGAGAAGTACCACCACCTCCATAAGAAGTAGCTCCTAAAAGCAATCTACCACTTGAGTCGATGGTCATTCTTTGAGTTGCTGTATTTGCACCATCAGCAGTAGTCCAGAAAGAAAGGTTGCCAGGTGTATCATTTGCGCCTGGAGCTCCATTAACTTGTGATTTTATCGCTGCAGTATTTGATATCAAGTCTGTACCATCATCAGCAACAAAGAATATATTTCCTACTTCGTCACCATTATTAAGTATCGTGCGTGATCCAACAGATGCGTTTCTAGATTTTGACAACACAAGAAATGCTCCTTGAGCATCATTACTACCTCTTCTAATGGCAACAGAACTTGTGCTTGCGTCTGTCCCAAATGTTTGAACCCTTGCATTCAATCCAATTGTGTTCTCAGCAGTGTCATCGCCTATGAGAACTCTGCCAGCTGATGTGATGCGAACTCTTTCCGTTGGTGATGCTGCACCATCAGCAGTTGTATAGAACTGAAGACGGCCAGGCATATCGTTAGAACCTGGCGTTCCATCCACAGAAGCAATTATTTTTGCAGCTTCACTATTAATATCGGTTCCATCATCACCACTAAATGTAATTCTTCCTAATTCATCATCATCTTGAACAATAGTATTTGATCCAATCGTTGCATTTCTTGATTTACCGATATAAAGACCACTGCCAGCAGCATCCGCACTATGCCTTATAAAACTAGCACCACCTCTACTATCTGTTGATTTAACCTGTACAAATGGGCCCTCTCCATTAGATGTGGATGTTGATGCAGTATGACCTACAATTAAAATACCACCATTAATATTAACGTTTGATTCTCCAGTTAATGCGGTGGCACTAGAAGAAGTTACAACTCTATTATCTACACCACCTGATAATGTTGGATTACCAGATGCAGTTCCTGTTACGTTTCCTGTTACGTTTCCAGTTACTGTTCCCACAAATGTTGTTGCGGTTGTAACACCTGTAAAGAATCCATCTCCATCCTTACTTAAAGTTATACCACTACCAACTACAATACCGTTTCGAGCAGTAATCAAACCAACTGCATCTACATTTGTTACGTCTTCATAAGTTAATGTACCACCAATCGAAACAGTTCCACCAACAGCGAGTGTGTTCGTGACTGTAAGAACACCAACAGTAACGTCTGTGGTGTTCTTTATTACTTGTCCTGTGACTTTGGTGAGTGCCATTTATCTCTTTTTAGTTATTTATTCAACAACCTCTGGTTCTGTGGTTGTTTCTGGAGTTGTCTCCTCTTCTTTTGGTAAAGTCACACCGATTTCGGTAAGATACTCAATTGCACCTGTGACTTTCATTAATAAATTTCTTTTCTTTTCAATCTCATTAGAAAGTGCAACTTGCTGGTCAGCAAGTGATTTAAGATGAGTTGAATGATCGATTCCTTCAGCCATAATTAAAAAATACTTTTATCTCTATTATATATCATAGTTTTGATGATGTCAATTATTAAATTAACCAAAATGATTATCCTATCAGGTATCCACAGAAATATGAATGAGGATCTGATGCACCAGCAGTGTAGTAAGTAAGGTTAGTATTGTCAACTTGAACAAATATGCGATCACCAGTATCCATCTGGTAAACAACAGATGCTGATGTGGCACGATCATTATTGTTTACACTATTAGCGTGAAAACCATTTTGAGTTATATTATTACCAGCATAACTATTACTTGCATCTTCAATACGGTAATGGAATCTTGCATTAGTTGTGGAATTTTTTGCCCATATTTGCACAAAGAAATAATAAAATCCAGATACAGGTGCTACAAATTTGTAAGTGCTAGTGTCAAAATGACTTCCATTATTATGTTTAACAACATTAAAAGGTATTGTATCACCGTTATTTGTAGTGTTATCTCCTCCGTTAATTGTTGCAAAGAAAGATGGTGTCTCTGGTTTTGTTACATGTCCAGCAGAACTGATTTTCAATCCTACATTATTACCTTGATCACGATAGAATATCCAATCACCAGTGCCTGCACTAGAATCTGTATTTGTAACTACTAATCTTTTCTTATGAACTCCTGCTACACGGAAGTCAATACCAGTTGCAAATGAAGCACCAGCAGTTCCATTTGCATAGGTGTCAATATCTAAAGCTGGATGATTACCTGTTGTTGCTGACGCATGAGTTCTGTCTATGGATAATTTACCATCTGATGCGATGCGAAGTCTTTCTGTTAAATTATTATCAGTTCCTCTATCTGCATATGGTTGATGTTGAAAAGCAAAGAAATTACCAGTAGTTTGAGTGAATCCACCACCACTGCCACCAACACTCATCCCAATGTGTTTTGAATTGTTATAATTTGATATAATTGCTGGTACACCATTCTTTTGAACTTCAAACATTCCAGCTGGAGTGCAATTTATACCTACTTCTCCACCTGATGTGATGCGAAGTCTTTCAGTTGGTGTAGAAACTCCTCCTTGTGCTGTTAAAAAAGTTACTATTTGATCATTATAAGTTCCAGCATCAACATTTGTTACTTTAACTCCAGACATGGCACCGCCACCATCTTCAATTCCAAGAAGAACACTACCAGCATTACCATCTGCGTGACTACTAGATGCTATTTGTCCAATTTCTATATTGCTTCCTATTGGAACTTGTAAACTACCATCGGATTTGATGCGAATTCTTTCACTACCACCAGTTTCTGCTGTAATTGTATCAGCAGCAGGGAATCTGATTGCAGTGTTTGTATCACCAGTGTGAATTATCTTATCAGCAATATCTACATCACCTGTAAAAGTTCCTGTGGATCCAGCAATGGTTCCTCCACTTATATTTCCTGTTACGTTTCCTGTTAAAGCACCAACGAAAGTTGTTGCAGTTGTGACTCCTGTGAAGAATCCATCACCATCCTTACTTAAAGTTATTCCACTACCAACTACGACACCATTTCTTGCAGTTATAAGTCCTACGGCATCTACGTTAGTTACGTCTTCATACGTCAAAGTTCCAGCAATTGAAACTGTGCCACCAATTGAAACATCACTGACAAAATTTACCGTACCACCAACTGAAAGAACATTATCTGAAGAGTTTAATGTTGCAATAGTAGTGACACCAGCAAATTGAATACCAGTCGAAACACCAATACTTCCAATTTTGGTCAGTGACATCTTATGTAATCTCCATAATTGTTAAGGCGGTGTCAACACTATTGTTTACATCACTATCTACAGTTAAAGTATCTGTTGCCTCTAATACCACCTTGTTTCCAGCCATAAATTCAAGTGATGAACCCTGTGGTAATGGAGCATTCTTAAGTAATTTTATATCTTCAGTAGTCCCTGCACGAGTAATTCCAACTCCTACATTGACACCAGACCCAGAAGTATTTGCCATTGTAATACCAATCACAACGGTTGTTGTTGCGGCAGGAGCAGTGTATATTCCCACTGTGGTCACTCCCACATTTGCTTTTGTTTTTAATTTAAAGGTGTTTGCCATTTTGTGATTATCCTAAAGCGATTGCAAGTGCGGTTGCGTCACCACTTGCAGTGGTTAAGACGCTAGATCCAGCCTGACGAATTGTGCCTGTGCTATTTATATCACCATCTACATCTAGTGTATATGCAGGGCCGACTGAGTTGATACCAACTCTAGTTGCTGGTGTTCCCTGTACCTTGACCATTGTTGCACCCATACCAACATTTAATAATGCTGATGTGGTCATACCAGAGACATATGCGTTTGTAGCAGTCAAGAATCCAACTGTACCAACTCCAGATACGAAAGCGTTTGTTGCAGTCAGGAATCCAACTGTACCAACTCCAGTTACATTTAACTTTGAGGTTGTAGTTACACCAGTAACAAAGGCATTTGCTGTGGTGGTAAATCCAATCGTTGCAATTCCTGTAATGGTTGCGTTACGAGCATTAACCTCATCAAAGGTTAAGTCACCACCAATATCAAGATTTCCATTAAAGTATGCATTACCAGTAACAGTTAATGCACCACCAACTGTTGTTGCACCACCAACATTTAAGTCTTCACCGATTGCAAGACTCTTTTCAAATCTTGAATTAGAAGCGAACTTAGCAGCACCTGTAAATGTTGAAATACCTGTGATAGTTGCAGCAGCACCAACATTAAGATCTTCACCAATCTCTAACGCCTTTTCAAATCTTGAATCAGCTGCAAACTTAGCACCACCTGTAACTGTCAATGCAGCACCGACTGTTGCAGCAGCACCAACATTTAAATCTTTTGTGACTGTTGCACCAACTGATACAGAAATATCAGTTGCAGTCAATGACTGAACTGTTGAAAATCCACTTACGTTTAATGATGTGGCGTTGGCCTTTCCAAGTGTTGAGAATCCAGTAACAACCGCATCAAGTGTGGTCATCGTTGTGACACCAACTGAACCAGCTGTAACGATACCTACAAACTTACCAACCCAACTTTCTACTTGACTATCTGATAATATTTTTCCACGCACGTCAAGAGTTGCGGTGGGAACTGTTGTACCTATCGCAACTCTGTTGTTAGCTGAATCGACAAAGAGAGTATTAGTATCTACCTCTAAGCCGTTTTTGACTACAAAATTCTTATTTACTGCCATTGGGTTTCACTCTCCACCCTTTTCTTTTTATTTATGAGATTAAGTTGCTGGGAAAACTGAAAGTATTCCAACCATTCCACTGTGATTTGTACACTGGTAGAATAATTGTGCTGGTGCAGCGAATGGAACTTCAAATTTAACAACTCCAACTGCTGCTCCATTGTTTGTAACTCCAGTATTATAAGCAGATCCTCCATCTGATGATCGTATCTGGAATGGATGACCACTTGCGTTCACGTTAAACTCATATGTTTGACCCCTTGCAACGTAAATTGTTGAGTTGTCAGCTGATCCATCAAGTCCGCCAGGCCCTGTGAAACGATATGAAGATGATCCATTGTTTACAACTGACCATCTAGATGTCACTGCATCTGATAGATCACCAACAAACTTGGTTGCAGTTGAAATACCAGTTACAAATGCGTCTCCATCAGAACTCAGTGTAACTCCAGATCCAACTTTAACTGTGGTTGCAGTTAGAATACCAACATTATATTTCTCAGTTCCAAGACCAACTGTAAGGTCTGATCCTACGTTAACCAGTTGAGTCCAAGCACCAGCGTGTGCATAGAATGCCTTACCAGCAACGTGAACATGAACAAATGCACCATGATATGTGGATGCAGATGGTAGATCTGAGTAGTTATTATATAAGAATGGTATGATGTTGTTTGTTGAGATTCCAAGAACTCTCTTACCAATCGTTGTAATACCAGTTGTAAGCACATCTCCATCTGGACTTAGAGTTATTCCTGATCCAATTGATGTAATACCAGTTGCAAATACGTCTCCATCAGGACTTAGAGTGATTCCTGATCCAACAAGAGTATTTGATCTGAATGTTGCAATTCCAGCAACATCTAGAATACCTGTTCTTACGTTAGCAGTATTAATACCGACTCCATTCATATCTTTGAATGTTGTTGCAGTTATAATACCAACGACATTGATTCCAGATTCACTTAATGTGACGGCAGATCCAACAGTTGTATGTTCAAGTGTTGCACTTGTCGCTGTAAGATCACCTGTATTTGAATTAAATGTGAGGTTGGTTCCAGTCTTAGGTGGTAAGTTTCCTGTTGCACCTGTCGCAAACAACACGTTACATGTTGTATCTGTTGATTCATCAGCAAGAGTAACGTTTGTGGCGTTTGTTGCAGTTCCAGTGACATCACCAGTGACATCACCTGTGACATTACCTGTCAAGTTTCCAACGAATGTGGTTGATGTGGTTACGCCTGTTGCAAATACATCACCATCAGGACTTACAGTGACTCCTGTGCCGACTTGTAAAGTGTTGCTAAGAGTTGAAACACCTGTGATATTAAGATTTCTACCAGTGATTTCATCGTATGTAATATCGCCTGCGACATCTAAGTCTCCACCAATTCTCACACGACCTGTAACAGTTAGAATACCGACTGTTGTAATACCAGTTGCAAATATATCTCCATCAGGACTTAAAGTAACTCCTGATCCAATCAGAACATCATTTTGAAGGGTTGAAATACCTGTAACATTTAACTTATCCGTAATAATATTATCTGTTCCAGCAGCACCAACAATAGTTGCAATACCAACTGAGAATTGAACTGATAGATTATCTCCAAAATTAACTGTCGCAGCAGTTCCAACCGCACTTCCACTATCCTTAACTGTAATACCAGATCCGATTCCAATTACACCTGTGAGTGCAGAACCATCTCCAGTAAATTCAGTCGCCTTTATAGTTCCATCAACATCTAATCTCTCACTCGGAGTGTGAGATCCAATCGCTACATTACCATTTCCTTTAACTTGAATTACGGGAGCCTCTTGACCCTCTGGACGAACTTGAAAATCAGATCCAACTCCAACAATTTCTGTTTCAGAGGAGCCATTTCTAAGTTTAATTCCTGATATAGAGTCACTACTACTAATAACTAAAGGAACATTAATAGAACCACTGTTAATTTCAACTAATTGACTTCCTTGTACCGATGTGGTTCCAATACCAATCTTATCAACACTAACATGAACTGAATCTTGATCATTAGACACAAGACCAAACTTTCTCCAAGTGTTTTGTGTAGTATAAACCCAACCAGCATAACCACCCTGAGATGGTTTGGTAGTGAGAACCACATCTCCAGCAGCACCACCGACTGACGGTGTTGCGATTCCGACTGTAATCTTTCTAGCAACCTTACCATCACCCTGTAATTGTAATGATACTGCTTCAATACCATCAACAGATGTGGATGTTACTTTATTAGTAAAGATAGATGGGCCGTTGAACTCTGATAATACATCTTTGTTTGCACCACCAGTTACTTTGATTGCATCTGTATCTGTCTTATAAACATCATGTCCTTCACCAGTTACAGATGTGATAGGTGCATCAAATATTTCTTCTTCACCTGTTGTTCCCTTGATAACCTTGTTACCAATGAAGTATTCACCAACATCATTTAAACCAGTGTAGAAGTTTTGTCCTCCACCTCTCTTCTGTGTTTGTCCTAACTTACGATCTTCTGTAGATAGAACCTTAGTTTGTTTCTCTGGTAAAGCAACAGAGTAGTTACCTTGACCAAATCCAACATACTCAAATGTCTGGTTTGCAGCACGAATGAGTGAGTTTCTTCTTGATTCAACAGGAACCACACGAACTTTCTTGATCTGTGTTCCTGATATATGGTTTGTTGACTTAGTTCCAAACACACCTCTGAATACAGAGTTAATTGATGTGTTCTTAATTCTCATCATCTCATCATTGACCATGATGTAATCACCAATGTTCAATCCACTTGTACTTGCATCTGAAATAACAATTGAAGATGATGTGGATGTGATACCAGATGAAAGTGTTGTGGTAATTCCAACAAAGAAATTAGACATTCTACTTCCAATCTTCTCATCATCAGCACTAATTGCACCATCAGCAGATGAATATCCGCCAGGGAATCCAAATACTGAACCAGATAAAGTCGGTGCAGATACAGTCGATACACCAAGATTAACTGTAAATGTATTGAGTCCTACATTTTCTTTAACAATAAAGACACCATTATATGCAGTTTGACCAGCACCAGCTAGTTTAACTTTAGATCCAGCAAGTAATCCATGTGCAGTAATACCAGTTCCAACTGTTGCAATGCCACTTGTAATGTCATATGAAATCTGTGTGACACCAATCGCAGGGCCAATAAATGACATTGACGCATCTGATGTTGCAGAACCAACTGTAATATTATTACTACTTCCTCCTAATGATCTACCAAAATCAATAATCTCTGTAGATGCAAACGATACTTGTTTAGGGCCAGGAGTTGATGTGACTCTGAATGTGTTATTAAGTTTTGAGTTAGTATCAGATCGAATACCAGCAATCTGAACAACTTGATCAACAGCACTATAAACATTTGTAACTGTTAATATACCAACAACGTGTCCAGCAGCAGTTGTGACACCAACAACTTCAACAGAGTTACCGATACCATATGCACCACCACCATTTACAATAGTGACTCCAGTAATACCACCACGAGCATCGATTGTGATATTTGCAGTTGCACCACCACTCGCTGTGCTACCTAAACCAACTCCAACAAGTTTTGCACCATGTAATGTTGTGGCAGAACCCTCTCCATATCCGATACCAGATGATCCAATACCAACAGATAGAATTGAATTTAGATTATGTTCAACTGCTAAGTATGCAGTATGAGCAAGACCAGCACCATTATCAGAAACAATACTTGTTATTCCAACACTGATTCCATTCTGTAGTAAGAATTTATTTTGTGTATCCTTCGTAATACTATTCTTTAGATCACTTGATGCAACCTTACCGATTGTTTTCGATACAGCATGACTGATGGCAACATCAGGATCAGACTTGGGATTGTCTCGATCTACCTGTGGATAAAGATCTTTGACTGGTTGACTGAACTTATAGTTCGTAAATGGTGATACCGTTGGTTTTACATCATAATGTAGACAAGTTAGATGATAAACACCATCTTGTTCTCCCGTAATATGTTCCTTGACTTCTTCTGACTCATAAATGTAGAAACTTTGTGCATATTCATTCTTCGAGAAGTTTGGTAGATTACCAACAGTTCTTGTTTGTGCATCAAGAGTTGATGAGCCTGGATCTGCATTAAGTGAATATTGGAATCCCCTTGCACTTGTGATACCTATGACTGAGAATCTTCCGTTGAATCCAGAACTACCAATACCAGTTGCGTTATTTGCAGACGTAATCTTATTGACATTCACAACAGAACCAACAGTTAAGTTATGTGGTTCTTCTGATATTACTGTTGCAACATTGCTTGTCCAGTTTGCCTCGTTTAAGAAGTGGAAATTTCTTTGATCATCAATGTTAGTTAATGATGTAGTTGTAATCTCTCCATCAGTTGAACCAGTTGTATCACTTGTTTCTTGTATGACATAACCTTCAATTGGTGGCCTTGCAGTTGTGATTCCAGCAGGGATGACATATCTAAACTTATAGATTGAATCATCAAGACCTCTTGAGTTCTCTTTTCTTACAAAGTATGACTTAGGTGTATTTGCACCAAGAGCAGTTGTTCCGACTCCAACAAATGTAGGATAAATTTCATTATCAATAGATTCGTTTGAAACATTGACAAACCAATTTTTATTTGGAATATCAAACTGGATTGGATGTCCAATATCACCTGATTTCTTATCAGATACACGACTAACAACTACAAGTTCTCCACCAGTGTTGTTAATTGTAAGTGCTGTTCCTTCTAATGCATCATTTAAAGTTCTTGCAACTTTAAGATCATTTGCATTACTACCTTTAATTGTAAAGTAAACTTGATCTTCTTCTAATCCATCAGGTAAGAAACCATCATTTGCAATAATACGAATTGATTCACCAGTAATTAAATTATGATCAGTCTTTAAAGATATAATATTTGAACTAATACTACTTACACCAACAGCATTATTAACAACATATCTCTTCTCACCTGTGTTTGTTGTAATACCAGTCTCAGTTGGCATCACAATCTTAGAAACGAAGTCACCTTCATTTCCATTAATATTCAATTGTAATCTTATTTTATCGTCTAATGCAGCACCAAATCGATATCCATCTACAACATGTGGTGGTGGAGCATCTTGGTTTGTAAATCCTTCAAAGTATAATCTTGTAACTGTACCTACACCGATTGTCTTATCTACGTCAAGTGTTAGGTAATCTACATTTGCAGTTTCATCATCAATTTCTTTTGGTGGAATGAGATGTGTAATATATGCAGCGTTATCTGGAGTAAATGCTGCCTTTTTAAATCCATCAGATAAAAGTGCATTTTCACCAAAGTTAGCATTACAGTTTGCAAGTGATAGTTCACCACCTGTATCTGCTACATATTGACTCTTATGTCCAATCGCAAAGACTGAAACTGCCTGTATAACTGAATCGTTTGATGCACGAACGTGAGTTGATTCATATTCTGGGCGGTAAATCGCAGCTGGATCTAAGTGTAGATTGTCTACACTTGTGTAATCTTCATACTGTCCAGATGTTGAATTATATCTAACGAATGCCTTATCATCTTTCTGAAGTGCATTACCTGTAAACTGTGCAAGTAATCCACTCTTAAATCCTGTAACCTTTGCACCATCCAAGTGAATACCATTCATACCAAAGACAGATCTCTTCGATAGATTGAATAAGTATGGTGAAGCAGAGTTGATTGTATCAACTTCAATGTTCACGTTTGCACTTGTCAGTGTTGGTAGTGGGTTGTTTGGTGCAGCACTAACCACATACTTGAATTGTGTGGTAGATACTACTTCTGATACAACAAAGATACCATTATATCCAGACGTACTGATACCAGAGATACGAACAGGAGTGTCGATTGAAAGATCTGTAAGATTTGCATCTAGATCAACAGTAACCACTGTAGACGCAGTTGCACCATCACCAGACTTGATAGATGAAATACCAACCTGTTGTCCTTTTGATCCTACAATACGGTATTCTTCTACTCTTGTCTGGAAATCAAGACTGCCTGATGGATAGTCTGGTTCGATTGGTCTTCCTGTACCAGCATCATAAACATCACCAACTTTCTGATAATACATATCAAGATCAGTTGATGTTGAGTTTACATTTAAGAAACTATCATTAATTGTAACTGCGTTTGCACCATCAGCATACTCAAAACAAGTTAGTTTATGATGTGAGAAACTTGGTGTAAATAAGTTTGCAGTGTAGTCTTTATATACGTTACCAGATGGATCTCCATCAAAGATAGTGAATTGTGAAATATAACAAGCACCAGTTAGTCTGAATATTGCAGTTGGATCTATGTTATTATTATCTGGATCTGGAACATACTTAGGTCTTATCTTTGTCTTACGAAGATCTTTACCTACAATTGATGTACCTCTTGGTATAATTACACCACCACGAACACTATTTAATTTGTATAGTTCGTTGTCAGGTGAGGTTAAATCAAAGTTACTACCTAATCCGAACGGACTTAATATCTGATTACTCTCTCCAAATCTTGTAAAATATCTTGCATTACCACCAGAACTATAAGGTATAAATCCTGGCCTGTTGTCCACTGTATGTGTACCAGCAGCGAGGATGATTGTTGTTAAATCAAACTTATCGTTTCTTTGTCCTACAACATAAGAGAACCTAGCAGCTTCAATCAGAGCCCTCTGTATGGTTTTAAATGGTCGTGTTTGGGAGTTTCCTTGGTTTTCAATACTATCAGTCGCATCCAATTCATTGGGATCAACGTAGATGACGTTACCTTGTATATTCTTTAGAAAATTCTCCAGTCTTGAAAGGGGCATCCTATTTTTCTCTAATTACAGATTCTGTCTAAGTTTATTTATTCAACGGAATAATACCAAAAAGAGAGTGCATATCTCTCTGAGTTCTCTACTTTATCAACATAATGTAGATTTTTTGTATTTTCAAAGATAATTAATTTTCCTGGCTCTGGTTTGACCGTCACATCTTGAAAAATTAAGTTGCCACCCTCAAAATCATTATTTAGATACAGCATCGCTGCAACTTTATTTGGTGTATGAACATTATTACTATCAAAATGAGGTTTCATGAATGTTCCAGTTGGCCATCTGACGATACCAACATAACCCAATTGACAATTAACTAAACTTTTACACTTTTCAGTAACCTTTGTAACAACCTCATCATTGTCTTCGGGTGTTATAGGATCAACATTATTACCATAATATGTAGCGCCATGATCAATCCATTCAATGTCTGTAGAATAAACATCATCACGACTCACATTTTCACTCTTATTTAACGTAGCATAATCTATAAGTCTTTGACACTCACTCAAAGAAATAAAATCTTCTTCTATGTAAGGGAAACTCATTTTGTAAATGTGTTTGGTGGGCCATCAAATCGAGGATCTTTTGTATTCTTCTTATCAGAATCAACCTTATTTGGATCAAAGTTTGGATCTGGATAATCCTCCCAACTGTTACCCTCATACTCAACTATCAAAGGATTGATATCTTTTCTTTCGCCATATACATGATAGAAACAATCAATGGTCGATAAATCAGTAATCAAATCAGTATTAGTTGAATCTTCTGCGATGACAATGAATTCATTATTAAACTCTTGAATCACAAGATTTTGATTTGATCCAATCGGTTGTAATTGAACAGTGATACTATCTTCATGAACTAAATCTTTCCAGTAATCGGGCAAATTAATCACATTAGACTCTTTTAATCTACCACGACAGTAAACTGCAACCTCTGGGCCCTCAATACATGCATAACGAAGACGATGACCCTCACCTTTTGTAGGATGAACTAAATCAAATGGTTTTGGAGATGCATCCGCAGCAGCAAACCTAGATGCAAGTCTACCCTTATTACCACAATCAACTGAACCAGAAACAGTCATATCACCTATGACACTGATGGTATCAACAGATGATCCACCAGATATAAGTAAGGCATTGGCAGTTTTACCGTCGCCTGCAACAGTCATATTACCATCAGATTTCATTGCCAAACTTGCACTGCAAGCTGGTTGAGTATCAAGTGGACTCTGTGGTGCAGAGTTTGATGTGATATTTAAAAGTGCCTCATAACCTGGCGATGCACCAGTCTTTCCAACGTAAACAGGGCCATTTAATACCGCAGTTCCAGTTGGAGAAGTATCAGGTGCAACATAAGAAACATCATTTGTTCCTACAATTAACTTATCAACTTGTTGTCTAGATATATTCATGCGTTAGGCCCCTTTGGTGCATTGATTGTAGATGCTGATTTTAAGACTTGAGACATTGTTCCATAAGCTTCATCTGAAAAAGTTGCTGCTAATGTGAATCCAGACTTAAGTTCCATAAAACCTTTACTTATTATATTAGTGGTATTATCAGCTTTTATTAGTATTTTTTCACCTTGAAGTCGAACATCAGGTGCATCAATAGTCGCAACTCTAGTAGCCTTGATATTAAACTGTCCATCTTGGCCACCACCAATCGCTTCAAAATTAATATTTCTTCCTCTCAGTGTAATATCTCCATTCTCACAATCAATAACTACATCACCTTTTTTACACTTTATAATTTTAGCTGGTAACTGAGAAATATCACCAGCACTTCTGACTTTCAATCCTTCACCAAGTACCTCTGTTGAAGATCCTGGCGTATATAAGACTGCCTTACCAGTTCCAGGCCCACCACCAGAACCACCTTGACCTGTTCCAGAATGAAACGCAAAAGATTGTGCCTCTTGAGTTTGAACTTCATAGAGAGTATCGCCATGAATACTACTCTGTCCACTCTGAGTGCAATACCTTAAATGTACGTCTCTTTCTAAATTTTGTCCGTCGTTTGAAGCTTTATTCTTTGACATTTTATTTCTCGATACAACTAATAACAGTTATAACAGATGTTTGAGTTGTCTGAGCAAGTTGAGATGCATCATCAACCTTAGTAAATTTAAGAACTGGTAATAATTTAGCACCAGCTCCAGTGTCACTATTTATTGTTATTTCTGGAAGTTTAGTAAACCCAAATCCACCATTAACAACACTCGCACCTACAATCAATCCATTCTGAATATTTAATTCAATTTGTGCTTGGCCAGGTTTTTGTATTGTATCAGCATTCGCATCGCCTGGCAAAGTATTACCAGCAGAATCAACAGATCCACCACCTATTGAAGCTGTATCATTATCCCCATATCCAAACCCTGTATTTTCAACAACAACATCTGCTACCTCTGTAAGGTATGATTGTTCTCCATCATAATTTTCATTTGGATCAGGTATGACTTCTTGTACATTACCATCTATATCTGTTTCAGTTGTATTTGATAGATATTCTTGGCCAGGGGAGGTGATTACAACACCAACAACACCTAAACTTGATCCATTTGGATCAGGGACGTATAATTCATCCAAATCACTCTCACCACCAACCGTTATATTAAAACCATCAAAACCACCAGCACCAGCACCAACACCACCAGCACCAACACCACCAGCACCAACACCACCA